AATTGAAAATTGTGAAACTAAACCAGATATCGTGATGATTGGTGTAAACGGTGATGAAGTTTTCTTTCGTGATTTAACTTTACATCTCCACAGAATGTGTATCAAATATTGGGATAAAGACACTAGAATTATAAGACAAAAACTTGTTGGCGATATAGATAGTAAAAGACATTATTATGGTGCGTCATATACATTGGGTGATTTCAAAACGGTAGATACGTTTACGGATATTTATTTGAATTTTTGGTTACGCAAAGAAAGAGTCGATATTGAAAGAATTGAAAGTCATATGTTGGATTTAATGACCCCTAAAATGTATACAAGAGCTATCAGCGCTAATAATGATGTTATGTCAGGTTCTCTTTATAATGATAGGAGAATTTACCATGAAGTCTTCAAAACACCAGAAAGTTATTTAGAAGAGGCTATGGATTCTCCAATCCAGAGACAATTATTAGAAGAGAAATTTAATTATAATTTCGAAACACCAAGGAAAGATGTTGTATATGCAGACTATAAGGGAATTACTGATACGATTTTTGACGCAACAGTTCCTCATTGCCTGGAACAAAACATATAAATAGACTCATGGGTATATTAAAATCAGCAGCAGACCTCGTATTTACGATTCGATTCCTTAAACTTCTCGTCACACCATTCGAGAAGACGGGTGCGTTCAAGGCTGGCATTATCGACAAAGATGGTAAGAAGAATAAAAACTTCGATAAATCCACACCTGAAGGTCGTGATGCATTAAGAACACACTATACGTCATTCCAGAGACTCGTATACAATATCAAACGCATCATGGCACTTGCGCCAGGCGGTCAGTCTGCAATCGCACGTTATGGTTCTGCGCTCGCACTCATTCGCGAACATGGTGAACTCAAAGATAAACAACTGATGGAGATTCACGAGGCGACAGGTATTGACGTTCTCGATGTTCTCGCAGAAGACTCTCAGTGGTTTGTCCTTGAAGATAATAGATTGTCGCCAGGCATCTATCGTATGAAGTATGCGACAATGAATACTAAGTGCCATGAGATTGTTATGAAGGATGACAAGATTCGTGTTTTGGAAACAGATGCAGAACCTATCGATGAGGTTCTTGGCATTTCGATATATAAAGGTATACACGAGAACTCAAAGACGTGGGTTTACTTTTCCACAGGGGAGATTACTCGATGAGAAACTTTAAGAAATTTTATGAAGAGATGACAGGAACAGGCGCTGTAGCTGGCGCAGGAACGAATCCTGAGAAAATCGTTCCTGTTCATGTCAAGAAGAAACGTGAGGGTGATATTAAAATCCTCAAGAGATTTATCCAACAACGTGAAGATAGTCAGAAGAAGTGGAGTAGATAATGCTTAGTGGTATTCTAGGTAGTCTGTTAGGATTTGGTGGTTCAGTCGTTCCCGCCATTACAGACCATTTCAAACAAAAGAACGAACAGAAATTTGAACTCGCAAAAATGCAAAAGATGGCGGAACTTCGTCAAGCCGGTTTCGACCAAGAGTTCAAAATGTATGAAACAATGGCTGACGATAAAGAACACGACAGGTTGATTCAACATGACATCTCTATTAACCAAGGCACAGGTTTTATTGCTGGACTACAGAAATCAGTTAGACCTGTCATTACATACTGCTTTTTTGGGTTGTTTGCTGCTATTGAAGTAACACTTCTTCTCGAAGCACTAGAACAAGGTCAGTCTGTATCAGACGCATTGAACATTTTGTGGGATGATGATACGAAGGCAATCTTTGCCGCTATCATCTCATTCTGGTTTGGTTCTCGTGCAATCGATAAGAGCCGCAGAAAATGAAACCGATTCATTGGATTATCCTAATAGGTGTAGTGTATCTTGCCTTTACTATACCAGCTCTCGCTAAAGAATCTGGTTCTATCAACATTGGATATAAGGTTGAGGATAGTGTTGGTAAGAATATCAATGCTCATCAAAAATGGAATAGAGAATACGAACAGTGGCAGTTTGAAACAGAAACGAACTATTACTACACAACAATTGCCGGTGATGAGAAAACAAGCCGAGGTGATGGTGAATATGAAGTAATTCTCAAACTTTCTGAGAAACATTATGCCATCAACAATGTAGGTTTCAACTACAACAAATTCAGAGAAACACAAAAGTTCCGTCCACACATGGGTGTTGGTTGGGGTTGGAAACTTTATCGTGATGATAGCTGGAAAGTATCTAACGAACTGACTTTGACCATGATGGGTATTGAAGGTTATAGTGAGATGGTATATCGTAATTCCTTTTGGGTAAGGTATAAACATCCAGAAAGTAAATGGACATTTACAAATAAGTATCTGTTTGAAAATGGTCAGGAACACGAACTGACTAAAAATGAATTTACTGCTTCTTATAAGTTGACAGAGAATCTAAACTTCTCTCTAAGAGACTTGTATATCACAGATGATGCTGAAGAAGAGTATAGTGTAACATATATGACATTGGGGTATAAGTTTTGATTAGAGTATTAGCACTGAGTTTGCTTTTGTCTTCATGCGTAGTGTATGAATCAAAAGCTGAGTTTCTTGGATTGCATAAAGGTATCATCTTCGGAATGAAATGGGAAGAGGATGCAGACGGTATCTCTCGTCATAACGGTGACAATGATGCTGTTCACCCTTGGTATGATATGTCAACCAATACTATGTTATATGGTAAATGGAGAGTGACTGACACTCTTGAGATTGACGCTGGTATCTCACACCTGAGCGATACCTTTCATCCTGACGATGAATACTACAAGAACCAAGCATTTATCAAGTTGCAAAAATGCATGTGGTTTTGCAAAAAATAATTTGACATTTCTGCCCTTTTAGGGTATAATAAGACAATCTGAAAATCCGTTTGGGGATATATAATACTACCCCCAAAAAGAAAACCTTTGACTCTAAGGACATTACAAATGCCTGTAAAAATTGACCGTAAGAAAGATGACATTCTCGCAGAATACGCAGTCGGAATGTTGAAAGATTTCTACCTACTAGATTATGAAGACTCACCACAGGAAGGTTTCGCAAGAGCTGCAAAGGCGTGGTCAAAATATAGAGAGGAGATGGACGATGACCTTGCTCAACGTCTTTATGATTTTGTATCTAACAAGTATTTCATGTTTGCTTCTCCAGTATTATCTAACGCTCCCAACGGGAAGAAAAAAGACAAAGGGATGCCTATCTCGTGTTTCCTCACATATGTCCCAGATACTCTTGAGGGGCTTATTGGCCATTCTTCTGAGTTACGTTGGTTGTCTGTTTATGGCGGCGGTGTTGGCGGACATTGGTCTGACGTGCGAACAGTCTCAGATATCGCCCCAGGCCCAATCCCGTTTCTGCATACAGTAGATGCAGATATGATTGCTTACCGTCAAGGTAAGACACGCAAAGGTTCATATGCCGCATATATGGATATCTCACATCCAGACGTTGTAGAGTTTATGAACATGCGTATTCCTACAGGTGACGTGCAACGCAAGGCACTCAACCTTCACAATGCAATCAACATCTCTGATGAGTTCATGCAGTGTGTAGTCGAGGATAAAGATTTCAACTTGCGTGACCCAAAGAATAACGAAGTGAAAGATACAGTCAACGCCCGTAAGTTGTGGGAACGTCTCCTTGAGATTCGTTTCAGAACGGGTGAACCATATCTGAACTTCATTGATACGGCAAACAATGCGTTGCCACAACCATTAAAAGACAAAGGACTAAAGATTCACGGGTCTAACCTGTGTAATGAGATTCACCTTCCAACCAGTGCAGATAGAACTGCGGTGTGTTGTCTGTCATCTCTAAATTTAGAATATTACGATGAATGGAAAGATACAACTATTGTGCGTGACCTTGTGCGGATGCTTGATAATGTCTTGCAGTTCTTCATTGACGAAGCACCAGACACCATCTCCCGCGCCAAATATTCCGCAGCAAGAGAACGTTCAATCGGACTTGGAGCAATGGGATTCCACAGTCTCCTCCAAAAACACAGAGTCGCCTGGGAAAGCGAAGCCGCAAGAGAAATCAACCGAACAGTGTTCGACCACATTAAATCAGAAGCAGTTAAAGAAACTGAACTCCTTGCCCAAGAGCGTGGGGAATATCCTGATGGCGATGGGTCTGGCAGGCGCAACTCGCACTTGCTCGCCATCGCGCCCAACGCAAGTTCAGGAATAATCTTATCAACAAGTCCTTCTATCGAACCGATGAAGGCAAACGCATATACTCACCGAACTCGTGCTGGTTCATTCTTGGTAAAGAACAAATACCTCGAAGAACTACTTGAGGAACGTGGTGAGAACACAGATTCTACTTGGACATCTATTATTACCAAGAAGGGTTCTGTTCAACATCTGCCATTCCTCACAGAGGGTGAGAAGGCAGTATTCAAGACCGCAGATGAACTTGACCAGATGTGGGTGGTGCAACACGCCGCAGAACGTCAAGAGTTTATCTGTCAGGGTCAGTCAGTGAACCTGTTCTTCCCTGCTGGTGCAGAGAAGTCATATGTAAACAAGGTTCACTACAGTGCATGGAAGAAAGGATTGAAAGGTCTCTACTATCTTCGCACTGAAGCAAAACAACGGGCAGAGAATGTGTCTGAGAAGGTAGAACGTGTCGCATTGCAAGGTGATACTCGTTCTATCGTTTATGGCAAGTCAGACTGCCCATTCTGTTCAATGGCCAAGGAAGAACTTCGTTTGCGTGGTATTCCTTTTGACTACATCGACCTGAAAGAGATTGGCAAAACTGCCGCTGAGGTGACAGGTCGTAAAGTAAAAACAGTCCCACAGATTTACATTCAGGGTGAATATGTGGGTGGATATGATGACCTTATGGAACACCTAAATCAAGATTACGAAACAGAAGACGGCGAAGAATGCCGTGCTTGCGAAGGATAACAAATGTCACTACTAGATTTTTCAAAAACATATCGTCCATTCCTCTACCCTTGGGCTGTGGAACTCTCAAAGAAACACGAAGAAGTCCACTGGGTGGAAGATGAAGCTGAACTGTCTGAAGACGTTCAGGATTGGAAGACCAAACTTTCTGATGCAGAGAAAGACTTCATCACACAGGTTCTCCGTCTGTTCACACAGTCAGATGTGCAAGTCGGTGAGAACTATCACGAACTGTTGATTCCGAAGTTCAAGAATAACGAAGTCCGTAACATGCTGTCATCGTTTGCGGGTCGGGAAGCAGTTCACCAACGTGCATATGCATTGTTGAATGACACGCTTGGTCTGCCTGATGAGGACTTCCACAAGTTCCTCGAATACACAGAGATGGCTGATAAAATTGACTTTATGAAGCAGGGTGACATCAACAGTCACACGGGTCTTGCATTGTCTCTCGCACAGTCTGTATTCAACGAAGGTCTGTCAGTATTCGCATCATTTGTGATGTTGTTGAACTTCCAACGTTTCGGTAAGATGAAGGGTATGGGAACAATCGTTGAGTGGTCTATTCGTGACGAGACCCTGCACGTTCAAGGTAATGCGAAACTCTTCCGTGAGTTCTGTGAAGAACATCCACGCATCGTGAACGATGAACTGAAGTCTAAAATCTATCAGATGGCAAAAGATGTGGTCAAACTCGAAGACCGTTTCATCAAACTTGCATTCAATGGTTTAGAGATGGAAGGTCTGACCGAAGAGGATGTCAAACAATACATTCGTCACATCGCAGACCGAAGACTCCTGCAACTGGGTATGAAACCAAAGTTTGGTGTTGAGGACAATTCCCTCCCGTGGTTGGATTGGGTATTGAATGGTGCATCCCATGACAACTTCTTCGAGAAGCGTGTCACCGAATATTCCGTGAATGGTATGGAAGGTGACTGGGGCTGGGACGAAGTTGCTGCCTAATGGATGAGTCATATGAACTTGAATGTGAGGTTTGTGACCATCAAACCGAAGTCCTAGTCTATGACAGTGAGGAAGAACCCTCATTCTGCCCCATGTGCGGGAGCGATTTAACATAACCCTATATACTTCCATGTGGACGTATCAAGGCAAACCATTTGAACCAGAAGACGAACTCCTCGAAGAATATCAGGGGTTCGTCTACTGCATTATGAATCTAAAGAATGGTAAGAAGTATATCGGTAAGAAGTTCTTCTGGAAACCGAAGACTCTTCCCGTTACTAAAACAAGAAAGCGCAGAGTAAGAACTCGCGTTCAGTCTGATTGGAGAGACTACTACGGTTCATCCAAAGAGGTTCAACTGTTGATTGAAGAGGGTGTGACCTTTGAACGTGAGATACTCCGTCTATGTTACACCAAAGGTGAGTGTTCCTACTATGAGGCAAAACTCCAGTTCGAACACGATGTATTATTGAGAGACGATTACTATAATGAGTTCATCGGCTGTAAAATCCATTCCAAACATCTTAGGTCGTGATTGTATTCGAGACGATATCGTCTTTGATAGTCATCATCCTAAAGAAACTCTTTCCAAAGAAACGATATCCTTTACAATTAATAAGGTAAAGAACCTGTTGCGTGATGCAGGCGCAAAGAAGGGTGACCTTATCACTATCTCTATTCTCCATGTGAACCACTGGCATATCGCATCTATCTTTGCGTGTGCGGAGATGGGTCTAAAGATTATTATCTTAGATAGTCCCGCAACTCTGGAGTCATTACCATATACCAAACTCGCACTACACGGGCCATCCCAGTTCTATATTCATGACTCCCAAGAAGATACGACTGATATCTATGATGGTCTGCATGATGAAATGATTAGACG